ACTGACTTTATACGTTTGTTACGATCAGGCTGCTTCTCTATGAGTACAAGTTCAGCCTGTGACAGCCATTCCTTTGCATCAAGATGAGTCTTTAGTGATTTGAAGAGGCCGTCATCAGATTCTGGTGGGACTCCATCACAGACCCACTCGGAGATCCTATTGGTCGATGAGTCCAAGAGAACCATAGCGAGGTTGCGAATCCCGACATCTATGCTGAGGAGAATCATTTATTTTAACATGTATGGTCACTTTAAATGGAACTCAAAGATATATTTGGCAAGCCACGAACAGGTCCTCATGCTATACGTATATTCGATATAGCCATAGTCGATGTACTCGGCACATTTTTGCTTGCATGGCTATTTGCCAGATGGGCTCAGGTTGACTTTATAGTCGCCCTCATCATCATGTTCATCATAGGATCTATTGCACATGCAATGGTTGGTGTGAGAACAAAGTTCACAGAGGCTGTATTAGAGAATGAAGATCTTTAAGTATGAATGTGGTGCTGGTGGTGTTGCCACTCATTTGAGTCAGAGCCATTAGGATTTCCATATAAATATGATGATCTCAAGGATCAGTTTTTCACAACGGGTCATTTTTGTTCTTTTGATTGCGTCAAGGCGTACAATCTTGACAGAGACTCTGCGACAAAGGCTATCAATGCAATGTGGATTCTTCTTATGAAGAAGAGACTCACGGGATCTCTTGCCCCAATTAGAACTGCTCCAAAGAGACACACACTCAAACAATTTGGAGGACCATTGACGATAGAAGACTTTCGCAGTGGATCACTGGAAGTTACTTCGAGACTTCCAAATGAGATACGTCAGCCACCCGAAATTACAATAAAAAAGGTTTCTCAGGCGCCCGAAGAGCTTGTTCTGAAACGTCCAAAGCCACTAAAGAGAGAACAGAGCCTACTTGAGAAATCTCTCGGATTACGCAGTAAATGTCAGAGTGGGTCTTCTCTGGTGGCACAAAAGTAAAGGCGGCAAAGTATACTGATGCTGTAGACAAAATGTATCATTGTGATTTTACGAGGCATTGGGCAATGGAGGAGGAACCTGGGAGATGGGTCGTTTTGTTTGGATCAGATGTAGAAGTTGATGTCTTATCAGCAACTGACTCATTTGATGCAGCCAAACAGGCTATAATTCAAGTCCGACAAGAAAAGACCTTGGTCAAGGTGAGACCGGTCCCTAGAAAGATGGAGAGTCGACGTATGTGCTGCTTCCTGCAAAGGATGTGCGAGCCCGACTAAAATAACCAATCATACTAGTGCAAAGCATGGCTAAGCGTCTCATTGTCAAGGCGACGATCAGAGTCATACGAGTCTCAAGGAACCCCAAGATCAAACGAGTTGTCCGAAGGGCGACACACGGAACGGCAGCATCCCTTGCAACCTGCCTCACAAACCAGGCACTGTTCCACAAGGCTGAGGTCACAACAGGTCTTGTCACTGATTTTGTAAGCTCTCAAGTTATTTCCATTGCATTTGAAGTTGCTCGCCTACTTATATAAATGGATGAGTGCAGAGAATACGTCAGGGAGTACCTGGGGACGATCTTTTCAGAGCCTGTCGCGGTGAATATTGAAAAGAGTATATTCAATTTCACAGTGAGGCACATGAAGGAACACAAGAGCCCTGTTACGTGGGAGTATCACGGGTTTCGCAGCACATACAAGTGCAAATGGGTCGGTATCAAGAATGCATTGGAAAATGGACCTCTTTTTGACCTTATTGATAATGGGACTATTTCCACAAAGTCGGTAGCGAGCGTTTCCCCAGATGTTCTGTGGCCTGGTGGTCCCTATGATCTTACGAAGCAGCTCATTGCAGCAAAGGAGACCAAAACTGGAAAGGAGGCGGCTGGCGCCGGTCTTTTCAAATGTGGCAGATGCAAGTCTGACAAGACGACATACTACCAATTGCAGACACGCTCAGCAGATGAACCCATGACCACCTTTGTCACGTGTTTGAACTGTGAAAAAAGATGGAAATGTTAAGTAAGTATGACGTCTGGGTTCATCTTTGTAGACTCGAACAATAGGACCACATCAGACCAAAGCAATTCATACAAACTTGATCTCGTTTCTCCCATTCACAATATTACCAGAATAGATTTAGTATCTGCAAAGGTTCCAAACACAATGTATAATGTTACGATAGGAACAATAACTGTAAATGGATCACAGTTCACCGTTACTCCCGGGTTTTACGAAGCATGCAGACTTGCGAGTGAAGTCACAGCCAAAACCTCTTTATTTGTAGATTACTCTTGCGATACTGGTAAATTTACATTCTGGTCAACATCTGCATTTACAATTGATGCATTGTCGTCAGACATGATCAAGGCTCTCGGGCTTGACTCAAGGGTTCACACAGGGATTCTCAACTCAGGGGTATATAGTGTAGTAGCAGATAATGTAGCTGATCTGTGCACGAATGATTTTGTATTCCTTGATATCGAGGAATTCCGAAGATCTTCTATGGTTGACTGCAAATCTTTCGCCGGGAACACCTTCTCAGGGTCTACTGTGAATACACTTTTTGGAGCTATACCCCTTGATGTACCCTCAGGATCTGTCAAGTTCTTCAAGGAGAACACAGACTACAAGATGTATGCAACCTTCAAAGCACCTATTGGTTCGATAAGCAGACTGACTATACGTTGGCTCGACAGAAATGGAGTACCACTTGTGTTCAATGGACTCGACGATAATTCAATAGTACTGAGATATCACACTGTTAAAGAACCATCCGCAGAACGTATCGAATTACCAGAACCAGTACCAATTGTGGAACTACCACCAGTTCCAAAGAAGAAGGTGAACTATTATCTGATGGGGGGCGTAGGGGTTATCATTGCAATCCTACTATGGTTTTTCTTGTCTAAATCTCATACCAACCAATCTTTGCCGCAATCTTTAAATTATTCGAGAATCCCGATGCGGCCAAGGTGAAAATCTCACTCGTCCCAAAATTTTGCTGGCCGATTGGTACTGCGTTTAATGGATCAAATTGGAGTGTACCCCTGGACACAATGTACCCTCCATTTACAATTCTACCTCCAGACAGATTGGTTGCACTTATGTCGAATTGGGTCATCGCACCAATTGGATGATTTGTCCAGTTTGCACCAGTCAGGGTTGAATTTGCTATAATGTACCACGCAATACCATCGGAGGAAGACGTCACATATATGTCAGCCTGTTTGAATACTGCTAGACTGTAAAGCCTGTCTGATCGTAACCTCAAAGAAATAATTGGATATACTGTTCCAGCATTTGAAAGTGTCACAGAGTCAGCAGTTGTTGTTCCTCTTTGTTGAATGATAAAGGGGTTCCTTGGTTCATAGCCACCCTCTGAAATGACTGTTGAACAAATCTGCTTCAGTGTCCCTGCAGTACCAGATATCTCATATCTTACTGGTAATATGGCAGTGGTCATGTATACAGAATCAATAATATTCGCATGATTCATTACATGACACGGTATAAATTCTCCATTTATACAGAACCCAAACCTGACCGAACCTGCACCAAGCCACTCTAGATCTATCCACAATATTTGAACCTTTGCCATGTCAAGTGTGAGTTTGCTAGGACCAAGTCCATCCATTTTATCAATGTTCCATTGAGTCTGTGGCACCTGTGTATCTGTACCATCGTTTCTCTTTACGAAATAAGTGACCCCACCAGACCGTTCTATGAACAATCCGTTCAATTCGTAGAAAATTCCAACCCTCTGAGTGGCATTACCCGAGTCCATTACAAATGTACTCATGTGTAGAAGAGATTTTCCTGGCTGGTAACCAAATACATTTCGAGACTGTCGAATAACAGTACCAGATGTACCAGTGTTCAGGACCGCCGTACTTTGGTTTGCTATATAAGTGACATTTCCAGTTCCAGACACATTGCTGAAGAACAAATCAGATATATCATATCTATTCTGTGAATCAAACAGGGTGAATGGATTGCTCACTCTTAACCTCTGAAAAGCATCTCGATTGATGTCTGTGCTCTGAAACATTTTGAGGGTTGACACCTGAGAGCAACAGCTCGTCATTGTTTACTAAAAATTGTACCCGAAAATAATACAAGGGCGATGGGTCGGTGTGAAGGGACCACAAAAGACGGAACAAGGTGTAAAGTTGCCGCCATGGGAGACCAAAAGATGTGCTTCCAACATTCAGATAAATGTCCCATTTGTTTGGAACGTTTGGGCCAAGGAGACGATACTTCTTCTCTTGCCTGTGGCCATTCTTTTCATGCTACATGTGTGTACCACTGGCTCGATAGATCAACCACCTGCCCCATGTGTAGATTCCAAGTGAAGAGCATGACTATGGAAGTTGAGCACGATCCAGTTCTTGATGACGTATGGTCCACTATACCAGGATTACTCAGAGAATTAGTAAATGACGGTACACTCTTACTCAGTGACAGGGTGAGAATAGGTGCAGTATTCACAATTACAAATATAGAAAGTGGACAAATAATCAGGACGAGCAATTTCACCTAAACAAATATATGGTATGGATAACCAGAATGACTCTTGTAAAGGTGTATACTGATGTTGGGGGGGTAAAACCAATCCATCTACTTGCAAAGATATTCGACGTGAAGGATTCTACATATTTCATAAGATATCTGAGCCCAACTGACAAGTCTGAAAAGGGAAAGAAGATATACGCATATGAGGACGAGGTGTATCAGATTGACGAGGATTCTATTTCAGAGTATATGAATACAGGGGACGAAACAGTAGTTGGGTTTGAAGAAGTTCAGGGCGGATTTGTGCTCGCAGACTCTGACTCTGATTATACCCC